TAGTCAGCCTAGTTTGAAATAGGTATTTAAATCCATTAGCTTTATCTTCTGCAGTAATCTTAAACAAAGGAGACTTAGCAATAGTGTCACCTAGTTTAGTTAGAACTATTTTTTTAGTAGATATGACACAAGTAAAAAAGCTCTCAATACCTTGATTCATTAGTGAGCCCTTAACTTTAACCATAGTTTCGTTAACCATTTCAGCTTCATTAAGTATGTCTGAAGTATGCGCTAAAAATACTACATTCTTAGTAGATTTAGCTACTACTTGAGACATCAATACTTTCATGTATTGAGCATACTGCCCCCAAGCTCTCATAGTATCGCTTGAAGTTAATACTTTAGTACTTTCATACATATCCATTAGATAGGTAAGTGTATCTATAACTATCGTATGTACATCAGGCATTTTCTCAGCTTCTGTGAATGCCTGGTATACTTGATCTGGATCGGTAACTGTTAGTTCTTTAAATTTACTTTTAAAAGGTAATTTCTTACCATTTTCACAATTTAAATACATAATTCCTTCAGGTTTAACCATGTCTAGTAAGCTAGCGCTTTTACCAGAACTTGATTTTCCTGAAATTAATACTAAATGATTATTGTTCATTTTCCTCCTCGTTTTTGGAATGCTTTACTAATAGACTTTACTGTACTATTTCTGAATTGATCTTCAGGCAATGGTGCATCTAAAGATTTATTAAAATTTTCCATATTTTCTATTATGTTAGGTAAATCCATATTAGCGTCTACCATTACCATACCGTACCGATATAGATGGTTGGCTCTATTACCTTTAGACGTATGTGTTTTAAACCAGCGCTCTATATTATTAACTCCAGATACACTGATCTGTAATTTTGTTTCATCAGATCGTTTAGTTTCTGGAATAAACATAGTGGCATCAATAATAGCTCCATCGTTGTATTCATAATGTCCTGCGTATGCTTCCCATTTTCTAGCTATATCCTTAGCAGCTTCATCTACCGGAAATGGCAACCATTCAAAAACATTTACCATAAATCTAGAATACTCATTAGGAGTTAATTTAATTCTATGAGATATAGGTAGAATAAGTCTGAATCTATTAATTTCTGCAGTATGTCTTTTAGTTGTAGATATTAGAAATGTATAATCTTCTAATAAGACTTTAACTGTAGATATAGTTACATCTCCATCACAATCTAAAATTAATAAATCAAATCCTGGGATAGCATTTTCACTTTTACGATGCCCATTAACAAATCCATGTGCAGTGTAATGATATCCTGGGGCTGTAGTTAATTTATGTAATTTATCAAATGGAGGAGCATCTGTTTGATAGTCGTATGCTATATTTTGACTCAACCCTACTGTTAACTTATTTAAATCAGTTTCCATAAGGGTCTCACCTACGAAGAATTCGATATCATCCAGTACTCTTTTTTTAATAACAATGTTATTTTTATAACCAAAAGACATAGCTAAAGTCATAAGATCTCTTCTTTGAGCTTCTGAACCTTTATAAAATGGAAGCTCTTCGACTAATTCATGTTGAGTAACTTCATTATCACAATCTGCTAGATAATGAGCTAATCTCTCATATGGACCTTGTTTACGCATTAAAGTGTGGAAAGCTTCTCCAGAATCTTCAACTACATTAATTGCGTAATCTAAGTGATCTTGATTAATTTCAGTAGAATTATCAGCAAATGCATACGCTCCTGCTAACTTAAGAGCTTTATAATAGCGATGTATCATTTCCGCTTTATGTACGCTCATATGATCTTTCATGTCATCTGCTGCTGCTTCACACTTCATCTGGTATTTTATTAGATAAATAGAATTATCTGCTGACATTTGTAATACTGGATTAAATGGTCGCTTAGCAAAATTAGTGAACTCTTGCTGAATTGCTTGCATATCTGCAGCTAAGACTGTATCTACCATTTGTTGATACCGTTCTTGTGCAGTTGCATACTTAGTACGATGGCTATCTATTGTGTAACCAAATAATAACCTACGAGCATATCCTGTTTCTAAAAACTGTTTAAACTCTTCTTCTGTTTTACCTCCATCTAGTAGTTTAGTAGGTGTACCAAACATCATTAAGTTAGTGGGAGTATTCCCTGGTAGCTCTTCTGATCTAATATTCTCTACAGTATTTTTAATAAGCTTTTGCTTTACTAAACCTACGTCATAAAGTTCAAGAAATGTATTTAGTACATCTACATTAGCTGCTATATTTGATCCAACTTCATCTAATTCTAAATTCATAGAACCTGCAGAAGCTAGTAGTAGCTTTTCACGCATCTGTTTAACAGCTGGAGAAGTCCCACTATCAAAGCTAAAAGCTAATTCTCCTAACCTATCGAAATGTCTTTGAAATTTATCAAGTTGAATAGAATATTCTTCTGCTAACGTTATAATACTTTGACCAGTATTAATACGTGATTGGGCCCTTTCTTGAGCTAAGATTTCAATATGTTCTTCTGCTTTTTTAGGAAATACAGTATTTAGAAATTCTTTTTTAAAGTGAGCTATAAACTCTCGTTCTAAAATGTTAGTAGAATGTCCTTTACCTGTTCCAGATACCATTAAGTTTAATACATAGGTATTTACTGGTACTACGTCTCTATCATTTGTTTGGATATTACACCGCATCATAGAGGCTACTTTAGATAAGTAGTATCCGATCAAAATACGAAAGAAATGTCGATTATCGTTATTGACTTTACGGACAAGAATATCGACTATCTTTTCTGAAAATGGATGGTATTTTTTCATATTAATTTCCAGTGTCTCCTTCCTCTTGTACTTCTTTAATAAATTCTAAAGCTACTTCTATTAAAATAGAATCTTCGCTAATATTCACAGAACCATTCATTACTTCTTGTAATATTTGGTTTATGTATTTTAATTTTTTACTGTTATTCATCATCGTCTCCTACTCTTCAGTAATAGTTTTAGTAATTAATGTAATACACTCAGCAGTAGGTACAACATCTATAATTCCAGTTTTACTAGCTGTATCTAGATCAGATATCCATAATGGGGTATTGTGAATCATTGTATAGTCTTGGTAAAAACTAGGAGAACCATCTGGTGCTCTAAATGTTGAGTGCATAGCGCTTTCACATACTTTAAAAAATTGAACAACAGTAATTTCTTCTGTGCTTGGTTTAAATGCTAAATCAGAATGATGCCCATAATAGCTATGCGGCATACCTGGGTATTTATCTTCATACCCCTGATACACAGAAGAAATCATAACTGGTAATCCAACTCGTTCTCTCTGTAACGCTTTTATTAGACTACCTAATGTCATTTGATGTGATGCTCGATGTTTTGGTGGTTTAGGTAAAGATTGCTTTATTGAATCCATTAGTTGTTTTTTATTCATACTAATCCCCTATTTAGTTGATCGTATTCTTAAATAAAATGTCATAGCATCTGTAATACTTTTTCTTTTTTTAATTTTAATATATTGCCTAGCTCTTGAACCATTGTTTTGACATTTAAAACTACAAAACTCAGCCTTTTCAGACTGCTTTATTACTTTTTTTCCGCATCGATTACACGTAATTTTATATTTAAATTCTCTTGGTTTATTAATTTGTCTATCTTTTCTTCCGTCAATTTGACGATCTTTTTTTCTTATAATTTTTTTAGGTTCGATGACTCTAGTGGGTCTTCCCCAAAATTGTTTTCTCTCTTGAGGAGTTACAAAAAATATACTTCGCTGTCTTTTTTTATCAAAATTAAAATCAGCCAGTGCTTGCTTTATAGACAGCTCTTTTTTTAGCTTTCCATTTTTATCATATATTTTTATCCCAAAAATACGCCCTGTCATTTTATTCCTTATTAAAAAGGTACACCCACCAAGACCGTATACCCACGCCCCCACTACGAGTTACGGGTATATAGTCCTATAGATAGAGTGAGTGCACCTATTTTTTATTTAAAAATGTTTTAACTAGAGTGTAAGCACTGACAAGTATAAAACCTACTAAAGCTATTACGCCGTATACAAG